CCCGTCATCAAGTTGACCCCCTGTCTTTAAACACTTCGCCAGACTATACCCTTCTTTATGGATTGGATGTAGCTAAAGATTCCTGTGAATTGGTTATTGAATACGATGATAACCGCAGAAAAAACAAGACTTGGAATGTTCCTTTAAAGAACAACCAATTTATTATCTTTCCTTCCACGCAACGCTATTCTATATCTAAGAATAGATCTAAACAAATGAATGTTTTTTTAACCATGACTTATGAGTATACATGAACCTACAGTATTCTTATTGGTGGTTTAAATCCGCCATTCCTCCAAGAATCTGTGATGATATTGTTAAATATGGATTACAGCACAAAGATGATACAGCAGTGACAGGGGGTGTAGCAAGAGACAGAGATTTAAAGAAACAACCCTTAAATAAAAAAGAAATCAAGAATTTAAAAAAGAAAAGAGATTCCAGTATAGTCTGGATGAATGACCGTTGGATTTATAAGGAAGTACAGCCGTATGTGAGTGAGGCCAACCAAAGAGCAGGATGGAATTTTAACTGGGATTATTCTGAATCATGTCAATTTACCAAATATAAACCAGGTCAATATTATGGTTGGCATTCTGATGGTTGGGACAGAGTCTATCACGAGAAAGGTCCCACCCAAGGTAAGATTAGGAAATTATCTGTGACGGTTTCTTTATCCGATGAAAAAGACTACAGTGGCGGAGAACTAGAATTTCAATTTAGAAATATGGATAATCCAAGACAGACTAATCTATGTAAGGATATTCTTCCCAAAGGTTCTTTAGTTGTCTTTCCTAGTTTTGTATGGCATAGAGTTAAACCTGTAACGAAAGGAATAAGGTATTCATTGGTGGTTTGGAATCTGGGGCACCCTTTTCAATGAGTAAATTTAACGCCAGCGTGTATTTTGGAACCCCCGTATGGACTAATGAGGTTCCTGAATTTATAAAACCTATTAATAAAGTAGCGGATAAGTATATCAACAATGCAAAGAAAGCTCTTCGACCTGCTATAAAGGAAAGAAATAAAATATACAAAAAAAAATTAGGAGATTTTGGTTTATCTAATCATTCGGTTTCCATTAATCAAGATCCTGAAACCAAAGAATTTGTTGAATATTGTGGCAACCGAAGTTATGAATTTTTAGAGTGGTGTGGTTTTGATCTAAGAAATCATAGTCTGCACTATACCGAAATGTGGGTGCAGGAATTTTCTACCAAAGGTGCAGGGCATCATGACACCCATGTGCATTGGAACACTCATGTTACGGGTTTTTATTTTTTGAAAGCCAGTGAACGTACATCGATGCCTGTGCTGCATGATCCAAGACAGGGGGCTATGATGACCAAACTTCCTCAAAAAGATGCAAGTAAAATTACTCATGCCAATGAGGCCGTTCATTACAAAGTTAGACCAGGTACAATGGTTCTTATTCCAGGTTATACCCCTCATCAATACCCTGTGGATATGGGAGTAGACCCTTTTAGATTTGTTCATTGGAATATTACTTGTGTACCCAAAGCTATATCCAATGTCACCAGTGCTCCTAGAACATAAATTTCATCAGTTTGGACCTTACCTTGCAGAGATGCCAGTTGCTCCAGACTATTGCGCCAGACTATTAAAGCTAGGAAAAAAATTAAAAAAATCTCATCGCAAAAATTTAGCAGGTCAAATTGAACACGAGTATCTTTATCCTCTAGAAACAGAACTGTGGATTGCTAATGAGTTTAAAATTTATGTGGATACTTGGACACAAGGATTTAAAAAATTCAGCAACCTACCTAAATTTAATCCTAATTGCCAATTAACTACAATGTGGATTAATCGTATGAAAGCAAAGGAATATAACCCTATCCATATTCATACCAATTGTCAGTTATCGTTTGTTTTATTTTTAGAAGTTCCTCAACAAATGCTTAATGAAGCTAAAAAAAATGAAACCAATGCGCCTAATCCTGGATCACTAATTTTTTTTTTCGGGGAAGATTCATGGAGTAATGTGACACAAAAACATTTTGCTCCTAAAGTAAATACTTTATTCATGTTTCCTGCCTCTTTAAGGCATGAGGTGATGCACTTTAATTCAAAGGTCATAAGAACTTCGGTGGCAGGTAATATTAAATGGGCATAAGTTTTAAAACAAAAAAATATCAAATAATAAAAAAAGTCATTACCCAAGACCTGGCTAGTTTTATCTCTGGGTATTTTATGATGAAACGTAGAGTCACTAAAAAGTTTTTAGATGATCGTTATATTTCGCCTTTTGAGAAGGGGTGGGGAACTTGGAAAGATGAGCAAATTCCTAATACCTATTCCCACTATGCCGATGTTGTTATGGAAGCTCTCTTGGAGAAAGTTAGACCGAGAATGGAAAAGGAAACAAAACTTAAACTAATTCCCACTTACTCTTATGCCCGAATTTATAAAAAAGGCGACGTTCTTCGTAGACATAAAGATCGTTTTAGTTGTGAAATATCTACCACGATGTTTTTAGGAGGAGACCCCTGGGACATTTATCTAGAGCCTAATAAAAATGTAGGGAAAGCTCCCGAAGGTCCCTATGTTCCTACCACCAACAAAGGAATAAAAATTAGTCTTAAACCAGGTGATATGCTGATGTATTCAGGTTGTGAATTGGAACATTGGAGGGAAGCCTTTCAAGGAGATAATTGTTGCCAGGTCTTTCTACATTATAATCAAATTACTTCACCTGGAGCCATTGAAAATAGATTTGATGGCCGACCTTTTTTAGGGCTTCCTTCTTGGTTTCAAAAATGATACTAGTAAAAGGAGAGTGTTCAGACTCCACCAATCACCCTGGACACTCTCTTTTACTAGAGAATTTTATATGTTAGGTTTATCAGCATTCGCAGAAACAACTTTTGGAGCTACGGCACTAGTTGATATTGATGTTACAGTTATCGTTACAGGTAGTTTAT